CATTCAAAACATTCTTGCTCTAGGTCATACCATCCTGGCAGCCTAGTCTCTTCATCCCACTGCACACGTAGGTTGAACACCTGGCACCCGCAGATACATGCGAATGCCGGTGTCCCAGTAAGGTCAACCCTTTGGTTCATTGTTCCAGAACAACTTGTAATACTCTAGGTCATAGGCAAAGCGNTTCATGTGCTTGACAGTAGCCCCGGTGTGTGCATAGAGGGGCACGTCTGCTTCATTCATGCGACGGAAGAAGTTAATATCTTCAGATACAAACTGCTCACCTACNCCAGTCTCATTGAAGAACGGCACGTTGCCATGCTTCTCACGCATCTTTTCACCTACGCTGCGATGCANCAACANGAANCCAAAGCCTGCNGCTCCAGCCTTTACTACAACATCCTTAGGTAAAGGATGAATGTAAGCAATCTTATATGGGTCATCAGTNAATTGGAATAGCGCAGGGTAGGGCGTCATCAACGACGCCTCGTTTTCNTTTGATATAAAATANATACCAGATACAGCAGGACGAGCCACAGGGTCTGCCGTCTGCCAAACTTTTTCGAGTGCGTCATTAGTCAGCTCNATGTCGCTATCGACCCAGAGAATCCACGGGAAGTCTGTGTGGTCCATCCAGTAGTCGAATGCATTCTGTCGCTGACGTCCGATTTGATTACCCTGAATACGCATGGCTGAGCGGATAGGGACATCACTTGTGAGGATGGAATACACCAGTCCTTCNGTGAACTTACCATCGGTAAGCCCTCCGTCACACCAGCAGAGAATGATGTTGTCATTACTCACTACCTTCTTCTTGGGCATCTGTTGATTCTTCGAGGGTGTCTTCGTCATGGTATGGTCGCTTTCCGCCTATGTTTTGAATAAGAGATAGAAGGGCGCGTTGCACCTTCATACGTGCACCATCAGGTGTGGTGCCTAGTTCATCAGCTACCTTAGTCCACTCAGCATCTTCATCTGCGTAGCGGATGTGAAGGATAAGCTGCTTAGCAGCAGGTAACTTGTANTANCCNCGTGCNATATCACTACGCATAGCTAGCCAGTTCATGCCATCGCTGACATCTGACTTGCCACGAATGCCTGACAAGTCTTTTAACTTGGCTGGCATCTCGTAGGATTCAGCAATGATGGTAGGCAANAATGCCTCAACGATTACTGGGTCGTAGTAGTGTACGTCTGAGGTAGAGTAACCAGCACTACGTGCTTTTTCTTTTTCCCCAAACTTAAGGCACTGATTGCGGAGAGAACGTGCTACTAGTTTGGTAGCATCCTTCTCATCCATCCCCATCCATTCTTTAAACTTCTTAGGGTGGGTAACAAACCACAAATACATCTCTTGCTGGAAGTCATCGACATCCACCATAGGATANTTGCGGTGGTACTCAGANGCNATGCGTTGCATCATGTCCTTGTACTCTAGCCATTGGTCAATGTTGTATTTCATGGTAGGCGAATGTCTCCGTCAATGATAGGCACGGCGTAAGGCGTGACTTTACGATTCTTTTCTACAAGGATACCTATGCCTTGCTGCCAATTAGCTACGCCTGTAGTAAGGTAGCTGGCTTGTTTGATATCCATTAGGTGTCCTACTTCAAGTCCAAACTGTGTACGGTTTTTGCCATACAATCCAGTAGTNTCATGCTGTAGTCCAAGCTTATGTGTATGTCCACANACAACAGACTTNCCTAGCTTCTTGGCTAGGCTCATAGCAGTAGAGCCAGGCACTTGAATAGCACGGCCTTCATCNCCATGTGCCATTACCCAACCAGGTAGTAGTTCTTTAAAGCGGTGTAGGTATTGNATATTNAAATCGTTGTAGCCTAGCAACTTNTCAATCTGTAATGATTCAAGAGAGTTGAANGCTGGNGCATACTTACGNATGTAAGTTTGNATGCGGTCAGTATGATTAGANCGNTGNATAATAAATGGCTTGGTCTTACCGAGTGCATCTCGGAAGTCAGCCATGACATTGTATGTCATATCGATTGAGTCTTGTAATGTAGTGGCGTATTCGCCAGCCATTCCTTTGTTCCAACGACTAGGTTCAGGAGCATCAAGCTCATCACCAACACACCAGAGTTGAGTAGGCTTATACCATTTGATAAATGATACTACTCGTTTGACTGCGGCTTCGTCGTGGTAAGGAATTTGTAAGTCACTGAGGACTACAACTCTTTGTTGCATGTGTTACCTTCCCACAGCTACGATTTGTAGCAGTATGAGAAGGTTATCACATATGTCCGGTTTGTCCCTATGTTATGCGGCGTGTCGCAGTATATCTTTAATAGCATTCTCTAGGCCGTTAAGGCCTGAGTTATTGTAGATACGCCTATCCATAGGGTGATTGTCTAGCTCTGTTTCTGAGATGTGACTATTAACTGGGCCAGTATGCGGGCGCTCTACCCGCCATAGTTCTCCGCCAGCAATAGTAATCATCTGTGCTTCATTCTTAAAACGTACATCTGTAATGACTACTCGGTGCTCTTGCTTAGCCTTGGCTAATGCTAGGTCAATCCAGAAGTTAGAGCCAAACAATTCCCTTGCTCCCACTCCCAAGTCTTGTAACATCTGCCGTACCTTTGGTGATTGCTTAGCAAATTCCCAATTGTATCTATCTACAACATCTTGCAAAGACGCATTAGATATTGCGCCGATAGTTATTTGCGGATTAATTTTATATAACAAGTCTTTGATAGGGTCAGCAAAAGCTATGCGTTCATAACCATACTCACGGACAAGGATAGATGCTACGCTATCCTTGCCTGACTGAGCATAGCCTGACAACCCAATAAGATTAGGAAGCTGGCTCATCCAATACCTTCTTTGCTTGTAGCTCAAAGTTCTTCATGCTGTCCTTGACTACAATCTCTTCCCATACACGCTCGGCTTGACCGAGTGGTGCAGCTAATAGTAGTGCAGTCAATGCAATGACTAGGTCCTTAGCATCTTCATCTTCTGTTTTAATAGCCCAGTAGATATCATAGAGTGCACCGATAAGGTCTAGCGTCTTAGACTCTGAGACAGGGATGCCTAGCGTTCCATCAATCCCTTTAACATAATCCCAAAGGGTATCATCAAGCGGTAATAATTTCTCTGATTCGCTCATCGAGCCAGTCCTTTCCTAGTTTTAAGAAGGTGCTATTTACATCTTCTCCTTCGGGCATTGGTATTGCATTGGCATTGGGAAGTTCCCGAGTTATCTTCTTGCCAAACTCTTGTCCTGCTTTGTCACCATCGGTAAGGATGATAACCATATCAAAGTCATCTAGAATCCTAGAGTAATGCGGCTTCCAATTGTTAGCACCTGGTATACCTACCGATGGATGCCCTGTCTTGGTACCCATGATAACACAATCTAGTTCACCTTCGGTAACACAAATGTACTTGCTTGCATTGAAGCAAGCCTGTGTATTAAACATAGTAGTCTGAGCACCGGGCATACCCATGTACTTAGGTTCTTCTCCATGCATAGCACGGAANCGTATGTCTACCACACCACTNGGTGTGACGTAAGGTATAGCTAGTCTGTTAGTATACTGCTCATGCCCAGGCAGCGGGTCAGTTACTACTCCCAAATGAAACATGCGTGCCTCGTCTACCGACAGGCCGCGTGTTCCTAGATATTCCTCCGCCTGACCGATGTGCAAAGCGTACTGTTGTGTCGCCCGTAGTAGAAATTGTCTGTGCGAATTCGACAGCTTCACCTAGTGTCCCTCCTTTCTCTAACATAATCAAATCGTATGTGTCACCAGAGACACCACAACCGTGACACTTGAAGCGGTTAGCATCAAAGTTCACGGCTGCACTAGCATTGCTATCATCATGGAACGGGCAGCGCATTTTGCGCCAGCCCGCTCCTACTGATGGGACAGTTGCACCTATGTGGCTGAGGTAATCAGCAATCGCATGCTTCGCTGTCATCATCTTCAAACACCGCTTCGTTTAATGTGGTTACTTCAACTGACAAGTCATCAATGTAGTGCTCAAGCCCATGCGCCTCAGCTCTTGTTTGCTTAATCAACAAAGCAAGCTTAAGTGTATGGTCTGCTAGGTCTGCAAGTGCATCCCATAGTTCATCTATCTCACGGTTAATCTTTCTGTTGAACATGCAACGCCTTTCGTAGTAGGTCTACCCAAACTTGACCAGGCATAGTAGCGTACCATTCCCCGGGGCTTCCCCTACCCCGGCGTTTGTGTAGTACTACACCTGTCCAAGCATTATCATTGGCCATTTCTGTAGCCAATTCTTCTGTCCACCCTGCCAAGTCCATCTTGGCATGGTTCTTTATCTCTATAGTTACACCAGGTATGCCTGAGATGTCACCCTTGTCTAAGGTTGCACCAGCTAAACGTCTGTCTACATAAGGGAACCACTGCTTTAACCACTTAACAACATCACGTTCAGCATTAGAACCTTTAGCTTTGGCTGCACTACCCATGTTGCATATACTCCTGTGTGTAATCTTTCACTACATCTTCTAGATACATACGTTCAGGGTCAAAGGACAGCTCAACATATGTCTCACCTGTCTGGTCTGCCCTGCCGTATCTATTCTTTACTGGTGCTATACATAGGTAGTAGTCTATACCTGTAGGTAAAGTCTTCTGTCCTACTGTTAGTACCATTGCTGGTATCTGACTAACCTTACCCTGCAATGCAGAGCGTGGCTGACATGGATACCCTGGTGTACCTTCTTGTGTATGGTGTAGTACCAACACACA